CCCTAGGCATGTAAATGCTTAAAAGGTCCCCCCAAGTGAGCAGTGATCGAGCTCGCCCTTGTATATACCGCAGGCCGCTGTTGTAGAAGTGAGCAGGAGTAGTATCTGAATAACTACCCTACGGCACCCTCCGTAGCGGATAAGATGAAATATCTAATCCTGCAGCACGTTACGCTTCGAATTCAAAAACCTGTCATGAAGAAGGATAGTAGATCACCTGGTTCGTACTTTAAACTCACTTCATTTAGAAGGAAGTCTGAGTACGTCAGTCGGCGGAGAATCAGGAACTAAGTCCCCAATTGCGGATCAACTAAAATTTTAAACTAAAACAATGAAAACAACCTTAACAACACTTTTAAATTCTTTTAAAATGTTGAAAAGTCGTTCTCATCGTAGTGAAAAATTGTTTCCTCTGAATCAACTAGATTCACTCTTTTCTTACTATGCCAAGATAAACTCTTTGGCATTAGGAAGAACTGAGCGCCTAAAGGATCGAATCAGGGTCACTCATAACTTGTTTTCTCACGTTAAGCACATGAGCAAACACCACGGAGAAACCTATACAGTCAAATGACTTAAGGCTTCTTCTGTGGCTTTGCAAAAGTACTTAGCGGGAGACCCATTAACAAGTCTTCGAAAGCTAGAACCTAGATTACCACTTCCTCGTTTAATTAACGGATGCCCTGCGATTATAAATCGTAGAGACCGTGAATTAATGAGAAAAGGTAACACTTGGGTGCAGCGATTTTGGTTAAGCCAGTTTGCTATGTATCGGATTCTTAAATGTAAATCCAATCATAGTCTGGATACCATTTTAGCTCCATTCCATGGTACTATGTCTTTCTTACTTGAAATGGTCGACTTTTCGGTTAGTTTCAGGCCTTTTGATCAGTTTATGAAAGGTAAGATGCTTAAAGCACCTACTACCTTTCTACTGAGTCATAAAGCCTCTCCAGTAATGACATTAAGTTATCGAGGTCTTTTAACAGACTGACATAACTTAAAGTGGGGAACCACTACACTTACTCCCGCCGGTACCCCGGAGTCTCATACCCCTGAATATAAAAATATTCTTAGGTATATTGAGATTTTAGGGTCTGGGAAACTTAATTTGCGGAGATGACACTCCCTTACTCGAGATTTAGACTCTGTGCTAGATCTCTTGCGAGGTGAAGGTCTCTCCCTTAATAAAAAGTCTACCACGACAGGTAGTGCACTATCTCAGTGGGCTTTTAAGGTTGAAGCTGCTGGAAAGTTAAGAGTTTTTGCTCTTATCGATTCCATCAGCCAATCAGTCTTAAGGCCTCTTCACGATTTGATTTTTGACGTCTTGCGATCAATTCCCAATGATGGGACTTTTGACCAAGACGCTTCTGTCATTCGTAGTACTGAGAAAATGCAGAAGTACGGTATAGCTTATTCCTTTGATTTAAGTGCTGCAACTGATAGATTACCAGTCCTTCTTACTGCCCAGATTCTTGAGACCTTAGTTGGTATCAAGGATTTTGGATCAGCTTGAAAGGCTATAATCTCCGAGCGTGATTTTTCCTTTAATGGATCTACCGCGCACGGTACAGTTGGTTGGGCACTTAAAGAGCATTATGGAAAGGACTGTGGCTT